ATGGAAGCGTTGTTAGCTCTCATAGCTACAACAATTCTAGCAATGGTTACATTTTTTATAGAAGGAGATACATATGTATCAGACCCTAGAAAAGATGATGTCCGTGTGGACATCCATTGCAAAATTCCACACACCGAAGAGAATGTTGAAGGCAACTCAACTACGTTTGTTGTGCTCGAACGAGCCCAGAAACGACATAGAGAAGTTAGCCTTCAATAGATTTCTCATCGCGTACTTTCATACGCCGGAGCAGATCGTTTCTAACGATTTGACTTTATTTACAACATACCTTCCCCAAGTTGGGAAAGATATTATTTCTGGTATTTCTACCGGAAGATATGTGAATAACTCCGTATTCAAGTCTCCACGACATTCTAGACCATTACCGAATTTATTCGATGATGTTCTGTTACGTTTCTTTACAAAGAAAGGTATATGTCGTAATGAAGGCTTTGATGAGATTTCCATAACATTGCAGCTTTTTATGACGTACTATAAATACGTTCTTCCGTTTGACGAGATTACTCTCGAAAATGCTAAGAACAAATTTATTGCAGACGACGCTCAAGTTAAAACAAATTGTTTTCCATTAAGTGGATTACATTGTTTTGATAAAGTTAGTTCTAACTTTAAGCGTATCTTGCCTGATAACCCTTGGGATATCAGACCACATCATTCAAATGGTGCCACGAATACAAGTGGAATATCGAATCTCGATAAAAGGAAGATCTTTAGGGATTTTCCCGCTATCCGTAACAGTGATTATAGGGTATTTATACCTGATATTATCACGCCTACGGACGATGATTCGCACTTATATTCACGCGTTACTTTCGTTCCCAAAGATTCAAGAGGTCCTAGGACCATCTCAATGGAACCACATGAGAGAATGTCTTTACAAAAAGGCCTTCTTTCTCTAATTGTGGAATTCCAAGAGGAACATTGTTTCGAGACGAGAGGACATATTAACTACACAGATCAGTCTATAAATCAGAAACTTGCGTATCAATCATCAATGGATGGCCGTTTGGCTACTATCGATTTGAAAGACGCTAGTGACATGGTATCATGGACTCTTATCAAGCATATGCTCCCACCCGATTGGGTGGAGGCAGTAAGTGCTCTGAGATCTGAATATGTTTATGTCGGTGACACTTTAGTACCACTTAATAAATTCGCTTCGATGGGGT